AGTTGGCTACGAAGATGCCGGAGACTTGTTTAAAGTCTTCTTAGAAAGTTCTCGATTAAACGAGGCGCAACTAGTCGAGCAGTGTTCTTGCTTTGCCCACTGACAGGGTTCAATTCTTACTTTTTTGCCGTTTCTTGTTGTCTTAGGCCAAGGAAAATCAATACCGCAGTATTTGCACTTTTTCTTATCAGGAAGTCCTTGATTTTTTGAACGTGCTTTTGCGCTACATTCTTTTGAACAGTAAGCCTGATTTTTATATGGAATCTTTACTTCACAGCCACGAGCAGAGCAAGTCTTTTCTGATGTCTGGCTTCTCTCTGTGCTCTCAAGTCCTGCGATGACTTCTGAGCGTTTTTCTTTGAGAGTCTTGCTTAGGTGCTTCTTGAACTTTTTGACTTCATCAATGAGTTTGATTTCCATCTCTCGTGCAAGCTTCAAGTTTGCTTTTGGGTCTTTGAAAGGCTCCCATGATTGATGAACACAGCCACCTAGAATTGTTTTCTGGTAAATGAACTGCATTCTCTCAGGATCAAAGTTGAGTCCCTTGATTCGGGCAAACTCTTGCATGTCTGAATAGCTCCATAATCCAGCATCACAATAATGCTGAACCATTGTGCGGAGACTCTTGCAATCTGATAAAAGGTCTTGCAGTTTTCTTATGCTCATTTTTTTACCTCAAAGATTTCCAGGCATCTTTTGCATTCTGCTTGAGTGCCGTAATTGTAGTAATTGTGAATTCCATAGCCACAGGACGGGCATCTTGGGCGTTTTGTTTTTGGTTTTTCACTCACTCGATAACCTCCCGAATCTTATTAACTGCATGGCGCACGCCATCGTCCCAAGAGTCACTGAATTGTTCGTCTTCCAGCTCTTCAAGCTTCGCTCTTAACTCTGTGAATGCGTCTTGATTATTCGGTTTTTCCGAATTTTCTTTTTCATGGGTGTAGAAAAAGTCATCGACAGTTGGAACGTATCCATCTGACTGGTCTTCCGGAATTTCCGGAGAGCCACTCGAGTCTTCAACTGTTTCCGTTTTGGAAATAGATGATTCAAGCACCAGCTTTTGTGGGCTGTTTTCGAAAGTGACTTCTGGGAATAAATCAAAGTCTATCCTGAAAGACTTTTCTTCTTCGTCATCCTCTGCGAAAGTTTCGCAGTATTGCTCCACTGGTTCAACTTCATAGACGTAAAGCGTGTCAGTTCGCTTATCTCTCGCCACCCAAAGACAATCCTCTTCCTCACTTGTTCCACTTTCTGCAACAACTGGTTGAGACAAATCTGATGCTGTTTTTGTCTCAAGTTCTTTCAGTCTCTTTTCGAGAGCTTCAATTCTCTCTAAACACTGTGTTACTACGCCATAGAAACTCATATCAACACCTCCAAAGCTTTCACAAATCCTTTTGCTTGCTGTCTTACTTCATAATCGCTTGAATCTTCAAGCTCTCTATAAACAAGCATCAATTGCTGGATTTCATAGCTCGACCACTTGTTTTCCAGCGGTGCGAACTCACGACAGCCACATTCGCAGACTGCGCCGTTTTCTCCTGGTGAATTGAAGCATGGTGCTTCAATCTCGTAGATTTCCCCGTCAGTGATCGCTTCGCAATCGTCACAAATTCCTATAGTTTCCATTTCTCTCTTTTCCCTTGCAAATAAAAACCCCTTCGTCCATTAGCACCCGTCACATGAAACGGTAGACAAAGGGGTTAAGTATTTTTGTGTTTTCTGGTTCATGTGTTTTGGTGCGGTGCTAAACGCTTGTTTAATTAAAGCATTGTTAGTCTATTGGTTCAAGTTCGACTTCCCATCTTGACCCAAGATTATCTTCGTATCTCTTAACAGCGTGAGTCTCAAACACTAGCGAATCATCACGCCAGAATTGCAGCTTTGTCATGCAGTCCATGATGTTCTTCAAAAGGTTGTCCAGGTCAGGTTTCTTGATGTGTGGGACTTGTCCAAGCTCCATGAGCGCACGTTTTTTCTTGCTTGTAGACTTAGGGATAGGCATATAGCAAATCACCTTGAGTTTAACGCCACATTCGATTGGAGAAGGGGGCACATGCTCTTTCAAGTAGAACATAATGAACTCCTCCTCTGAGCGTTGTTCTTTGCTCTTGTAAGCCTTTGCGAATCCCCCTCTGGTGGAGAATCGGCTTCTAGCTTGTGGTTTTGGTATTAGAGGGATTGTTATTTTCATTTATTTCCTTGCAGTAAAAAGCCCCTACCAGATTGTGAAGCGCAACATCCGTATAGATGAACTGGCAGAGGCTCAATTGATTATAACTTATTTGCTAGTCCTCTTACGATTAAAAGAATCATGATACAGACTAGGAACACCTGATAATGTTCGAGACTTATGTTTTTCAATTTCTTCATCGTTAAAATCCTTTATTGTCGCAATCGCTATCAGATTGCCCTGGTACTTCCTGATCTTTCCGTCGTAACTTATTTCCATTAGCATATTCAACCTCAATCCTATCCCACATGGGGAGAGTTAAAAATTTCCTTTCATCTTCGTGGTACTTGAAAATCGTTCCACCGAATTCATCACGTATTGTCCAGCCATGGTATGGTTCTTTGATTGTCACAGTCCTGCCTCCTCTAAAATCCAAGGCTTTATTTTATCAAGACTTGCGCTTGATTCCTTCAAAGGCCAGTGATTTTTCTTTATGCTGTGGATCACTTGAGGAAGTGTTTCACTTAAAAGAATCTCACCTCTGTTCACAAGCCTTGCAGGGAGGACTTGATAGAAAATGTTCACTGGTGATTTCTTTGTCACAGCCAAGAATATGAAAGCTTTTGGTGGTCTTCCAAAGTGGGACTCATAGACTTTGCTGTACCATGCTTGCTGAAGGTCATACTTGAAATCAATGCAAGCCTCAAGGAATTGCTGTTCATTCCAGGCAGACGTAGTTTTCAAGTCAAGAATGCAATCGTCATAGAGGCAATCGAATCTTGCTTTGACTGGTACACCGTCGATCTCTGAGTAGATACTGACTTCGTTTTGCCCCTCTTCAAACCATCTTTGAAAAGGGGATGCTTGAAGGATTGCTGATTGCTCATTGATGATTGGATCAACGATTGTCTTGTCTGCATTGTCAGCTTTCCATGCCTTGCCTTCCTTAGTGACAAGATTTAGTCCCTCTGGCTTGATGCAGTATTCTTCAGCATATCTTTCAGGCTCAAGAATCCTTGCGTGCAAGGCATCACCTTGCTTGAATGCTTCGTTCTGAACTTCTGGCAGTTCTATGTCACTCCAGTACCGAACGCCAGCCATGAAGGGATTTTGAAGGTATTCCTTCATCATTGAATTGCTGATTGCTCTTTTTGTATGGTAATCTTTGTTTGTATCTTTAATCATTGCTTCCACTCCGCCTCGTCCACAAGCTTACTTAAAGCTCTTAAATCGGAATCTTTCCATAGTCCTGGATTATCACCTTGAAGCCCAAGAGTATCGATTGCTGATACAATATCAAAACCCTTTTCCTTGGCATCTTCTGCAATGAATTTGAATTCTTCCACTCGCTTTTTGTAGCCTTTTGGTTTCTTGGGCTTCTCTTCAGATGGTAGAACATAAGCTTCTACTTGCTTGGCTTTTTTTTCCTCAACTGTTTCCTTTTTGGAAATTGTTGGAAGGGCAGAGTCCAAGGCTATCTTGATCTCATTCTGAGCTGGTGCTGGCTCATGTTGGATCGGCCCCATATCTTTAAATGATTCTGTTTCCTGAGCTTCTTCTGTGGTTATTAGTCCCATGAGTGCATCAGCGAACTGTGTACGCAATGCCCATGTTCTTGCTCTGTTTCTGAGCATCTTTCTGGGGTATTGTTTCCAGGGCCCTGTCTTTCCCCAGAGTCCTGCAATCTGTGCATCCTCTTTGCTGAATGTTTCTGTTACTGGAGGCTTACCTTTTCTTTTTACAGTACAGGTTGCTTCCCATGAGTCCTTATCAAAAGATTCCTCGATACCTTCATAATCTGGATGGCTTTGGCACACAGCAACAAGACCGTCACCCCATAGGCTAGGTCTGCCATTGATGACTGAAATGTTCTGAACTGATTGGAATGGATTTAGCCCGATTTGCTGTCCCATAGACATTGCAATGAAAATATCCTCAGCACTTTTGTGACCAGCTTTGAAACTGGTCTTTGAAATAATGTCAGCAAGCTTCCATGCTTGGCCTAAGTTCTCTGGCTTGAATTCCTGCAATTGCATCCAATTGGTTTGTGGTTTTTCTTGTACTTCCTTACTCATTTCTTTCCCTTTCCTTGCGTTGCCTGCCGAAGCAGGAGGTTAATTGTCTGGTTAATACTTCTCTCGTTGCGCTCTGCGAGCTTCCTGATTTTTTCATATGTCTCAGGTTCTACTCGCAAAGCGAAGTTTACTTTGCTCATTGATCTAATCTCCTTGCGTGTTGATACGCCTTTAGGAGAGTATCAAATTGACGCTTAATTGTATGATCGCTCTGCTTCCAAAGCACCACGTTCCATGTAAAAGACCCGTCCCGAAAATGCTTTAATTGCACTTTGTCGTTTAGGTCAATGGTTGCGCTTAATTGTCCGATTGAATTGATTTGTTTTTTTACAGTCATTTTTTTCCTTTCCTTGCGTGTTGTTTTGTCTTACTGACAAATTAAGAATAACATTAAAGTAATATCATGGAAATACTATTTGTAATTATTTTTAGAAATAAAAAAAGCCGTTGATTTGCCAAGCTGGTTCAACGACTAAAACCTCTGTGCAGTCAACTAACGACTGTTAGTGACTCAGAACGGAATTTCAGAATCGTCTACGTCAATGCTTGATACGTCTACTGTTGGTTTTTTATTAGGCTTCTGCGCTTTTGGCTTTGATCCAGAACCGCTATTCTTTCCAGGGGGGAACTCGAAACGATCAATAATCACGCCAGTGGAAAACTTCTTTTCCCCGTCCTTCTCCCATGTGTCCGTCTTTATTCTTCCTTGAACTTGGATTCCGTCACCTTGTGATAGGTACTGGTCAATTATTTCCGCAGTCTTTCCAAATGCAGTACAGCGTACAAACTCTGAATCATCGTCTTTCTTGTATCCATCCAAAGCAATCGTAAACTTTGCAATCTTCAATCCTGAGCCTGTTTCTTTCAATTCAATCTCTCGGGCAATGCGTCCCATTAAAACTACTAAATTCATATCTTCTTTCCGTCCTTTAGGGTAACTCTCTTTTCGGCTACCTCACATTTTATGTCATTACCAAACATCTTGCGTGTTTGACTTCTAATCCAGTTATGAGCTTCTCTCCATTTGGGAGTGATTGATAATAATCCTTTCCAATCGCTCTTTCTCATGAAGGTGTTCATTCTTTCCTCTAGTTTGTAAAGTCTTTCTAGAACATCGGGCCTTTGTTCTAAAAACTTCATCTCCCAATCACCTAAACAATCCTCTGCGCATTCTTCTATCTCCTGTAAGAACTTCAGATACAAAGGGTGTTGATTCTCCTTTTCCTGACACATGACTAGCCTATCCTCATGTGTTCCATGCCTTTATGCTGTGCGATTGAAACTTTTGTTTTGTGGTCGCAGAGTTCGCACCAAAAAATGATGTTAACTCCATTCCTTCTTTCGCTTGGATTCCTAGTCTTAGACGCAACACAATTTTGCTTTAGTGATAAACCAAGTTGCTCCTTGGAGTCCTCTCCAAAAGGGTTTGATTTTGGGCCATGATTGATAATGTATACAGGGTACTTTTCTTCGTCTTCATATCTTGAGAAAACTTCCACTCTGTGCTGATGAATGTTTTCAGAATCACACTCACCGCATTTAAGAGTCACTTCATTATCGCCTCTGTACATTGCTCTTCTTAATTCTTCTGAGTTTGTCATAACATAACCTTTCTAAGCGTATGCTGATCTATCAACATACTTTAATAATTCGAAATCTGTAGAAATCGGTGGACAGGGCCAATAATTACCTCTAGCTCCACCAATCGTTGTGTTTTTTGGCTTCAGTCCATGCTTACGTAAAATCGCTCCAATCTCTCTTGAAGCCTTACCACTGCAGTCCCTCCTTCCAGTTAAGTTTTCATAAATGTCTGAAACCATTGTGTAATTTTCTCTTTCATTAGAACCCCAATCGAACATTTTAAGAATGCCTTCTTCCCAGCTTTGAATGGGTTCAAACTCTTTTAATATCTCTTGAAGCTTCTTTTCATCTTTAGAGTCAAGAAGCCAGGAGCCAACTCCCTTGGTCTTGTACTCAAAATATGCCTGTGCATAAACTTGTTGTAAGTTGATTTTATGTGACCAGTCCAGCTTCTTCACTGGAAATACCCACCATCTTGAGTTACCTGTTGTGTCATTCAGAAATTCTTTGTCGTTCACAGATGCACAAAAAATGGTTTGCCTTGGAAATCTCTTCCAACTTTTACGATAAGGTAAGCGCAACAAGTCAACAACTGTAGTAATAAATGCCTTCAGCTTTGCAATATCGGTCTTCCTGAATGTTGCGTCAAGTTCTCCTAGTTCTGTTATCCAGCCACAGATTGATTCGTATCTTGAGTCTTTGTCTTGTAGGTTTAAACTGGCTCCAGAGTAAATGTACTCTGATAACTTCTTTGGTAGTAGTCGCATGATCCAGGAAGTTTTACCCACAGACTGTTCACCTTGTAGAACTAGAACGCCCTTGGTAAATGCGTCTGTACCCTTCTCAAAGAGAATCGCAACTGCACTAACCAGCCACTTTGTAAAAAGCTTTGCAAAAAACTTTTTGTCATCTTCTGTTATATGATCCTGAAAAGTAATCGTCTCAAAGAGTTCTTTGACATAGTCTCGTTCCCCGTCCCAATCTGAAGAAAGAACCCATTCCGCTATGGGGTTTTCTTCGTTTTCTGGTAAATCGCAAACAGCGTTTACAAGTTCACCAGCTCTCTTAGTGCTTAGAGTCATTTCATAATCAGAGGCATACTCTATTATTCTCTCAATGTGGAAATCGTTTAGTCTTTCCTTCTTGCCTTGGTACTCAAAAAAGAAATCTTTTAAAACAGTGTTTAGCGTTATCTTGATACCCTTCATAGCTAAAAGTGCTTGAAAGTTACATAATAGAGCCTTTGGCTTACCTTCCTTGTTCTTTCTTTTGAAATACTTGTTCTGCGGTGCATACTTTGCCAGTTCTTCTTTTGTGAACAATGCTAGAAAGTCCATGAATCCGTAATCTTGGCACTTGTTCGCATGACATGTAATCTTGGGCCACTGTCCATCTTCCTGGATGAATGCACAGGAACTTATCTCCTGATCGTGTTCATGCCAAGGGCAATCACAACGAGTAAAACCAGACGGCTCTTTTTCTCCGTACTTCAGGCCTTTGGCTTCTAACAGGTCTTCAATAACAAGATTCTTGAAGTCTATTCCTGCCAGAGCTTTCGATGCACTAACCTTAATAGTCTTAAACTTTTCACCCGATTGGCTCAATTCAAGGGGCATTCTACCCTTTACATGGGAAGGGTAGAACCATCCTTGCTCTGCACAGTAAGACTTTTCATCAATGCAGTCCTTGTATTCATCTATACCCAAAAACTTAATGAGAGCTTCCACAGTTGGCTTGAACTCGTTTATTGTGCAGGGTTGATCCAATGGGAATATGGCTCTAATTTTATGTAGGTCTTGGGTGTGACTCCTGGTGGTGTGCATAGAAAATTCTAAACCTGAGTCACAGAACCATTCTTCGCAGTCCTCCCAAGTAATGTGATTCCCCCCAGATTGGTTATCAATATCAAGGACAACCGCATGAGTTCGGATCACATTTGTCTTTTTTCTGTAGTTTGCACGAAATTGCGTGAACGAATACTGAGGCGCACCGTTATCTTTTGAATGCTTTAGTGCAATTGATTTAGTTGGGAATGGGGCTTTGTAGCCTCTAGGGTTCTCTTTACTCTTGAAATGAGTTACAATCATCGTATAACCTTTCAAAGCCTTCGGTTTAGTTTTGCAGACAGCCGAGGGCTTTATTTTTTTTCGACTGCCTAAGAATATACAAAGTTCTCAGTAGAGAAGCAAGCATACATTCTACCCCAGATCCCCGACGCATGACCCCTCAGATATTCATTCACCCACAAATTAGTTCAAGATTTGTGACTTTTTTGTAAGTTTTTTGTGACCCTCTAGGGGTATTGAATACTGGCATCTCCAAGCTTTTAACAAATTACTGATAAAAATAAGGTTATTAAATATTATTAAGAGAAAGGGGTTATTATTAAGTACAGCGGATTATATAAGTATATGGTTTACAAGTTTTGTCAGTTTTTTCTCAGTAATTTGTTAAACCTATCGAAGAACAGCTCTACAAAAGGGATTGAGGGTCACAAATTTCTCACAAAAAACCCACAAATTACAAAACTCTTTTGTTAACGTTGGTTGAATTGGCTTTTGAGAAGGGGGAAAGGGGGGCAATAAAAGAATTTTTTAAATACCCCTATACAAAATCGTAATATTTGATAGACTAACGGAATAGTACAAAGAACCTTTTCTTTCTACTTTCTTGCAGTGGCCCTGGGTTGATTGGTTGGAATGGATCGCCCGGGGTTTTTCTTTTGTGGTATAATTTTGGTATGGCACGTTTAGCAAATCAAAGACATGAGCTTTTTTGTCAGGGAATAGCAAGAGGTAAGAACCAGACTCAAGCATACATTGACGCTGGCTACAGTAAAGCAAATGCGACACCCAATGCAGCGAGGCTGATAATAAATGATAATATTCAGACTAGAATTGAAGAACTACGGGAAAAAGCGGAGAAAAAGAACGAGTTAACCCTTGAGTGGTTAATCGAGCAAGGCAAAGAAATGTATCAGGAATCGAGAGAAGCTAGGGATAGAACTGCTGCTGCTTCATTTTATGACAAGCTCTGCAAGATTCGTGGAGCATACAGTCCCGAAAGACATGAGCATGACGTTTCAGTATCAGGTATAGACATTGACTTCATAGAGCCTGATGACGAGGACTAAAGTAAACCTACCCAAATACGCAAAGCCTCTTTTCAAGCCAGCGAGATACAAAGCAATCCATGGCGGTAGAGGTTCGGCAAAGTCTCACACCTTTGCCAACCTGGTTTCAATCCTTCACGCTCAAGACCCGAATCGCAAGACAGTAGGCATTAGAGAAATCCAGAAGTCTATCAAGCTTTCAGTGAGGCAGTTGATCGTTGACAAGATCATTGAGAACAACTTTCAAGATCTGTTTGACATTCAGGATCAGCAAATCAAAAGCAAGCGAGGGAAGGGAATCATTATCTTCCAGGGGATGCAGAATCACACAGCCGACAGCATCAAGTCTCTTGAGGGCTTTGATTGTGCTTGGGTTGAAGAAGCTCAGACATTAAGTCAGAGAAGCTTAGACTTATTGCGTCCGACAATCAGAAAGCCAAACTCAGAAATTTGGTTTAGCTGGAACCCTGATAAGGACACGGATGCAGTCGATGCCTTTTTGCGCTGTGATGATCCCCCAGAGGACTCAATCATTATTGAAGCAAATTACAATGACAACCCCTGGCTTCCTGATGTGCTTAGAAAGGAAATGGAGTATGACCGATCAAGGGACATTGACAAGTACAGACATGTTTGGCTCGGTTCTTATAATCTCAACTCAGAATCCCGTGTGTTTAAAAATTGGAGAGTCGAAGAGTTTGAAACGCCCAAAGATGCCTTTTTCAAATTCGGTGCTGACTGGGGCTTTGCCGTTGATCCAACAGTGCTTATCAGATGCTATCTTGAAGGCAGAACGCTCTTTGTCGATCATGAAGCGTATCAGGTGGGTTGTGAGATTATTGATACTCCTGAACTGTTTCTAACGATTCCTGAGTCTGAGAAATGGCCTATTGTTGCAGACAGTGCCAGACCTGAGAC